GACCCAGGAAGCATCAAGCAGGCGGTGCTGGATGCAGGCCAGCGGGCACAGCGTTCCTTTGCTGAAGAAATGGAAGCATTCACTAGACGGAAAGCGAGGCTGGCATATTGAGCACCTACACAACCAGAAGCGGGGATGTATGGGATTTGATTGCCTATGAACAATTGGGCGATTGCCGATATGTCAACCTGCTGATGGAGGCAAATCCTCAGTACCTGAGCACAGGAATATTTTCAGCCGGGGTAGTCCTGACCCTGCCGGAAATCAGCGAAGGTAACAGAGTGAAAAGCCTGCCACCGTGGAGAAGGTAAGCCATGGAAGCAAGGCGGGTAACAATCAAGTGCCTGTATGATTCACAGGACATATCACAGGACATAGCCACTTTCCTCAAAGGTTTCAGCATAACAGAAGTCCTTGGCGGGCAAGCGGATGAAGCAGAAATTTCCCTCCATGACCGGGAAGAGTTGTGGATGGGGGATTGGCTGCCGGAGCTGGGGAGCACCATGGACATCACCTTGCAGGTATCAGACTGGGAAGGTGAGGGAGATACCAAAGAGCTTCCCTTCGGCAAGTTTGATGTTGACGAAATAAGCCTGAGCGGGGCGCCGAATGAAGCGAAAATAAAGCTCATATCCATACCGCAAGGGCAAGAAGGACTGAATACAGTCAAGAAAACCAGGGCGTGGGAAAAGGTGAAGCTGTCCCAGATTGCCAAAGATGTGGCAACGGGGGCGGAAATAGAACTTTACTACGATACAGAAGAAGACCCGGTGCTGGAGAGGGCGGAACAGTCGGAGCAGACAGACCTCTCTTTCCTGCAGAAATTGTGCAAAGATGCGGGCCTCTCTCTCAAAGTCTCTGATGGCAAGATAGTGATTTTTGATGTATCGAAGTATGAGAAAGCAGAGCCTGTCCTTGAAATCGTCAAAGGTGATGCGGCTTTGAAGTCATTTGAGTGCAGGCAGACCGTCCATGATATATACAAGGCTTGCCATGTCAAATATAAGCACAGCAAGAAGGATGAATTCATAGAGTATACCTTCAAAGATCCGAAAAGAGAAAAGGGGCAAACCCTTGAGATCAATGAAAAGGTTGAATCTGTGGAAGAGGCTGAGAAGCTGGCAAAGAAGAAGCTACATGAGAAGAACCTGGAAGAAGTTTCGGTGAGCCTTACCATGCTGGGCAATTTTGCCTTGCTTGCCAGCAATACCGTCACTCTGAAAGGCTTCCACAACTTTGACGGCAAGTACATCATCAAAAAAAGCTCCCATGATGTAGGGAGCGGGTACACCACGAAAGTGGATTTGAGGAGGGTGATAGATGGATACTGAGGCAGAACGTGCCTTGCGGGGTATGGTGAGGGCCGGGACAGTCTCCAGCGTGAACCCTGCAAACAGTACGGCAAGAGTTGAGTTTGATGATAAAGATGGAACAGTCAGCCCGGAATTGCACATACTTCACCGGGGGAGCGGAGCTAACAAAGACTATTGGCTGCCGGATGTGGGGGAGCAGGTTGTTTGCCTGTTCGCCAACAATGACAAGAATTTTTCCACGGGCTGGATTTTAGGCACATACTTTACGGAGAAAAAACCGCCTCAAGTCAATAACCAAGACATCAGGCGGCTGGATTTTTCTGACGGCACCTTCATAGAGTACGACAGGAGCACCCATGCGCTGACCATCCATGTCAAAGGAGAAATAAAGGTAAACGGCAGCACCATCTATTTGAACTGAACCGGGCAAATCCGCACCCGGTTGCGGAAAAGGAGGAATGAAAAATGCCAGCAGCAGCAAGATTGGGAGATCAGGAGACCGGCACCTGCAACCCGGGCCTTCCCTGCTGTCCTCACAGCAGGACAGGCACCAACAGCGAAGTATCTCCAAATGTGATTATCAATGGGCTGGGAGCGCATAGAAAGAATGATACAGGCCCCTGCAACTGCCCTCATGGGGGCACTTTCAAAACCACCGGGGGAAGCAGCTCCGTCTTCATCAACGGGCGGGCGGCAGTACGCATAGGCGATGGCACCACCTGCATTGATTGCGGGCAGGCAGGAAGCCATACCACCGGCAGCCCTAATGTAATCATAGGAGGGTAGGCATGGGCTTTTTATCCAATGTGAAAGGAAGCTACAAGAAAAGCCTGAATAACATGGCCATGGGGATAGCCTCCCAACTAAAAGGGGCGCTATCCTCTTTTGGCTTGTCTATGCCCCTGGGCAGCCTGGGAGATATAGTCTTTGAAGTATCCAGCCGGGAGGTTATCACCTTCGACGGCCTTAAGCGGAATACCAAAGCTCGCTATGGCAGTCATGAGATTATAAGGCAGAAACCCTTGCTTGAATATCTGGGGCCGGATGGGGAGGAAATCTCCTTTTCCATGAAGTTCTCCACCAGTTGGGGCGTGGATCCGACAGAACAGGCCAACAAACTGAGGGAACTATGCGAGAAGGGAGAGGCCATGTATCTCATTATTGGCAATCAGACCATAGGCGCCAATATGTGGGTGATTGAGAGCGTAGGCGAAGCCATGACCACCGTGGACAATATGGGCCGTGTCATAGTCTCAGAGGTAGACGTAAGCCTCAAGGAATATGTGCCCGCCCTTACAGGAGGTGGTAGCTGATGGTTATTGATGTGACGGCAGAGCTGAAGGATGTAAAACTTGTACCTGATTCAGAGTATGAGGAAATCCTGCAGAATGTGCGGACTATAATCACCACGCTCAAGAAAGATGTGCCCCTGGATAGAGAGTTTGGCATAAATGGGGAGCTTGTAGATTTGCCCATTGCGACGGCCCAGGCCAAACTCACCGGGGAGATTGTGGCATCAGTAAGCAAATATGAACCCCGTGCAAAAGTAGTATCTGTTTCTTATGAGGGCAGTGAGGCAGATGGCATGTTGAAGCCCACAGTGAGGATTAAGCTGAAATGAAACTAAAGAATTTACCAGACATATCCTTTGCGGAAAGAGACCCCACCACTATAGAGCAAAGCGTTATCGCCATAACAGAAGGAATTCTTGAAAGAAAACTTGCCCGCGCTGACCCCTTGAGGCTGTGGCTGCTCACTCTGTCAGCCGTCATTATTCAGCAGAGGGAGATTATAGACCAATCTGCAAAGATGAACCTGCTGGCCTATGCTACGGGTGACTATCTTGATCATATCGGCATCCTGGTGGGTTGCGAGAGGTTGCAGCCCGCTGCCGCGACCACCCGGCTGGAGTACACACTTTCAGCCGTGAGAGAGCAGGCCACGCTCATTCCCCAGGGGAGCCGTGCCACGGCTGGTGACGGCGTTTATTTTGCCACCACAGAGCCCCTGCTGATACCTGCCGGAGAACTGACTGGGCAGGTGCCTGCATCATGCACCGTCGAGGGGGCGGATGGCAATAATTACGCCGTGGGGGAGCTTAGGAAGATAGTGAACCCCATGCCTTTTGTGGATAGCGTGGAAAACATCACCGTCACAGAAGGTGGGGCTGACAGGGAAGAAGATGATCCGTACCGGCTGAGAATTCAAGAAGCTCCTGAAAGCTATTCTTGCGCGGGGAGCAAAGGGGCATACACCTTCTGGACAAAGACCGCATCAGCTTTGATATCTGATGTGGCAGTCATATCCCCGGAGCCGTGCAAAGTCAATGTATACGCCCTGCTGAAAGACGGGGAGCTGCCTGGGGAAGAAATATTGACAGCAATAGACCACACCTTGAATGCAAGGACAGTGAGGCCGCTTACAGACCAGGTAACTGTCCTGCCACCCACGGTGAAGGGCTACAATGTCAATCTGACCTATTACATCGACACGGAAGACGCTACCAACGCCGTGGCTATTCAATTGGCCGTGCAGAATGCGGTAGCAGAGTTTGTGGCGTGGCAGAAAGAGAAACTGGGCAGGGACATCAACCCCACAGAGCTTTACCACAGGATAAGAGAGGCAGGAGCAAAACGGGCGGCAATCGCTGAGCCTGTCTTTACGACGGTAGAGCCCAGCGAAGTTGCTATAGAAGGAACTGTTTCGGTGACTTTCGGAGGACTTGAGGATGGTTAAAGAATTCAAAAGCCTGAGCCTTCTGGAAATCCTCCCTGAGAGCATCAGGGGGGATCCTCAGCTACAGGCGGCGGCTCAAGCATTTGACAAAGAGCTGCAGGCTGTCACTCATGACATAAGGGAAAACCTGCTGATTAGCAGGATAGACGAACTGCCAGAAAGTGTGCTTGACCTGCTGGCCTGGCAATGGCATGTAGACTTCTATCAGCCTTTAGACATGAGCATAGCAGCAAAGCGCCGACTTATTCGTGAATCTATCGCCTGGCACAAAATAAAAGGCACGCCGGCGGCAGTCGAGAAGGTGCTGAGTGCTGCCTTCGCCAACGCGCATGTAGAAGAGTGGTATGAATACGGTGGAGAACCTGGATATTTCCGGGTAACTATCGAAGATGTGACCACGGATCCAGAGAAGCAGGCCAATATCAGGGCTGCAATATACAGCGCGAAGAATGAGCGCTCATGGCTGGATGTGCTTCTTTACATGCTGGTGCTTGAAGATGATGTTTTATCCGAGGAAGACTTGCACCGCTTCCTCCATGAAGATGAATTGACAGCGGATTTGCTGGCAGCCTTCAAAGACGAAGTGCCCTATGGCCGGAACATCACAGCATACAAGTATGACAGCACCCTCCAATATGGCGGGCTGGTGGCCTACGACAACCGCTGGCAGTATGATGGCAGCATTGACTACAGTGGAACAATCCCAGGGTGCCCGCAATATGGCAGGGAACTGGAATGGCTATTCCGCTACGCTGGCAAAGCATCGGCTGATGGAGAATTCCAGTATAACGGCGCTATCCGTTATGACGGCTTGAGGCCCTACCGTCTTGAGTATTCGGACGGTATAGACGAACTGGGTGTGCTGGTGCTCATGCTAGGCAACCCGGGCAAAGAAGCCTTTGAAGATGATGTGCTGACACCCATGCAGTATAACGGCTATGGGCAGTATGATGGCACCCTTCACGGGGGCGGCAACCCGTCACCCATGGACGCATGCGGCGGGCTAGAAATCACCAGGGCACACCGCTATGACGGCTCAATCCAGTATGATGGCGGGGACATCAACTACTTTGATGGTTCATTCCAGTATGATGGCCTTTTCCGCTATGACGGGGGCGGTACTCATTACCGCATTGACCATTATACGGATGACCT